AATCCTTTATGCGATACAATCCACCCATTACTATTACCTAACTCTTTTATAATCATCCAATCAATTTTTTTTGATAACCCGTGTCCAACTGTGGCAGCACTACCAGTTCCAGTATATTGCACAATAGAAAATCCAGCAGTTGTATTAGCTTGGACAGTTGAGGTAATTGAACCATTAGAATTACTTGCAGTGGTTCCACCATTTGCTACCCAGTTCCAACTTACAAAAGATTCACTAGCTGTATTGATTGCATCACTATCTTCAATCTGTTGTCCTCCAGCTAAAAATTTTTGTAGTCCATCTGTAACTGTTGATTCTCCGTCTTGGGCACTAGATGCTAAAACTAATTGTTTACCTCGTGAACTATCATACCACTGGTGATTATCAGAGGCATCTCTGTTCTTTGTCCACACTAATCCACTTATGCCTTTAGCTGTTTCTGGTAGGTTGTCTTGTTGTAAAGATACAAAGCCAGTTGGTGCTGTATAAGTTAAAGATTTTTGACCAAAGTTAAAAGTTCCTTTATTACCACTACCTGCATTTACTCCATATAAATATAAAGCAAATCTATATAATGTTTCGTTTGAAAACTGAATAATTGGATTTGCACCAGTTGCTGGATTACCAGAATTATACCAAGTATTGTTTTTTGCAATCCATAATTTGCCTTCCTTAAATGCTAAACCTAAAGTATCTCCAGTTGTATATGTTGGAAAAGTAGAAGTATCTGTTGCATTAGTATTACTTCCATTTACATCTCTTGAATAATAACCATCAGTAGCCAATACAAAATTGTTACCTATTGAAGAAGTATATGTACTAGTATTAGGTGCAACACCATCTGCTCTAACATCAGTTATACCTACTGCAACTCCATTACCACCAGCAGTTGTATCACATTTAATTTCGCAGTAATAACCAGTATCAGATTTTGGGTCTAATCTTAATGTTGATTTTGCTGTGCTTACACCTCTGCCAGATGTGCCATTTGGATTACTAAAAACTAAATTACCTTCTGATATTGTATGAGGCACAACATTACCACTAGATGCTGTTGCAGTTCCTGTTGCAAAATTTTGGGTAGGACTATCGGTGGTCTGGTCTCCAGCTACAAGGTTATTGACACTGAAATCATTTGTATTACCACTGGT